CAGTGTTAAGCTGCGATAACTTTGATGCGCGATAGGACGCGAGCTTTTTGTTGAGCCAGTCTTCGGGAACATTTAGGTTTTGTATTAGTAGCGAAACTTCGTCGATTTGCTCAGGTGTTGCCAAGAGCTCAGGGTCGGATGCTTTCTCAAATATCTGTGTTCCAAGACGTTCACACAAAAGCTCGTAGCCTTCGTTAAAATCTAGCAGCTCTGCAGTAGGTAGCGCGGTATAGCGCGACTTCTCCACAAACACTTTCACGTTCTTCCCTTGGCGTCTTAAATGCAACACGCTACCCAATGCGTACTCCATTTTTTCACTCACGTCTGACACCTTGCCGACTTCTTCGCCGTTCTGGTACTTTGTTTTTTCATGCGCCGTGACAAGCACGTTCATGTCTAAACGCGATAACAACATGCCAAGCTCAAACACCTGACGTTTCGCTTTCGCCATGTTAGCGCCGAACTCGGTGCCTTCTGTTTGACCATGACCTTTTTTCGCTAAACGCTCCGCTTCCATGTTAGCGAGCAGGTGGAAAGGGAATGAAATCGAATCAATAATCAGCGTTTTATAGTTATGCTTAGTAGAAAGCAGCGTTTTCACTTCTGCGATAATCTCCGAAAGCTCATTGATCCGCGCAAGATCAGATTGGTTACTAACGAGCATAGATACAAAATGTGGATGCGATTCCACGCCTTCGGTGTCAATAAAATAGCTGTTAGGAAACGAACAACAAAAGTGCGTCTTTCCAACACCACGATTGGCATAGATCACTGCTTTGAAACGCGCGTCCTTTACGATTGGTTTTTTAGCCTTGAGAACCATTAATTTTTTCCTTCTCCGTTAAAATTAAACGTCATACCTTTTAAAAACACATCACCATTAAGATCATGCGCTGCAATCTTTGGATGTCGCCGCACAATCTTTATGACTGCTCTTGGATTTATCTTGCGCTTTCCTGCTTTCCAGCGAAAAATGTCAGCCGGGTCTTCTTCTATCGCTCGGGCAAATTCACGAATAGATTTATATTCGCTAATGATATTGCATAATAGTTCATCGTAACGCATAGGCGCTCCTAGTTTTCAGGGTCTGCGTGTATTTCGGAAAGAGCATCATTAAAAAGCTCTTCAATATGGACGTCATAATAGTTGGCTAGTGAGTTCCTGATTTCTTGAGCGAGATCATCCGCGTTCTCAGCAGTAGCGGAAATAATATAGTTAAATATCTTATCCATGATACTACGATCAAACAACCAATCAACATCGGTTAACTTAATACACTGTGCCAAGATACTGAAATATTGCTCAAACGTAAGATCAGTAAATGCCATGCAATTGCTTTCCAGAATAACATCCTTAATCTTTTCCTTAACTTTGGCTTCATCCATAATCGCTCCTTAATGCTGATGATAATAATATAATAAAATATCCATTGCAATGTCTATTCGCGATGATTATACTTGGGATTTTTAGGAGATCATACACATATGCGTTTTTCTGAAACATTTGCAGAAAAGATCCGTAAATTGCGTAAACGGCTTGGCATCACACAAACGCAGCTCGCCAAGTTACTCAAAACATCCCAGAGCGCTATTGCTTGCTGGGAGACAGGTATTACCGCTTGTCGCGTGAGCAAATTACCCGTTATCGAAAAGCTTTGCAGCAAGAAAGGTATTAGAATTAACTGGAGAAGATAGTCATGGAACAAATGGAAGGCACGCATATTATCAGGGAAATGTTAGACGCCATCAGTGATGCAATTATGCAAATTGACGAATGTTTTACAAAAAACGATATCAATACAGCGCTCAAGAAAACACATGAAGCGCTGTTGGTTGTGAAATCATATCAAGATTGTTTACCACCCAAGGAATAGGCGATGCATTGCAATAAATGCGGTAAACATATGGGCATGGGTTATGCCGACGGTGATCTGGCAATGTGCACTGCATGCCACAATAAAGATAGTGGATACCGTGATGGCTACAATACCGCACTACAGCGCGCCAAGATTGAACTGACTGAAGCCTATAAATGGTCGCATCCGGAAATTGCAGCTGAAATTAGTAAAATACTATCTGGAATGCATGTTTTTGCTACGACGCACTGGAGGCACAAATGACTCTCTTAGACCTAGGGAAAGAAATTACAAAATATGGCGCCCCGCTTTTGGGAAGCGTGATTGGCGGTCCAGCTGGCGCGATTATCGGATCGATTGTTGCTAATATTTTTGGGGGTGACATTGGCAATCCAAGCGACCTTATTACAAAGATACACCAAGACACCGAATCAGTTAATAAACTCCATGAACTAGAACTGGCTCACCAAGTAGCGTTACAACAACTCGTCATCCAACAAGCAGCCGATGGTATGCGTTATAGCAACGACAACACAGCCGATGCCAGACGCAGCAACTTAGCGAGTAAAACGCTCTTCCCGCAGTTTTTATCTACCGTAGTGATTGTCGGATTTTTCGCCTGTATCTATTGGGTGGCTGTTTATAAGGAACAAGGGGTTGATCACGATGTCATGTTTACCCTTCTTGGGGCCGTTGGCAGTGGCTTCGGCATTGTGCTTAATTATTGGCTGGGCAGTAGCGCTGAGAAAGGAAAATAATATGGCATTGCCGGAACACCAACACAAAATCGATATAGCTTGCATTGAATGCATACGTATCAAGTGCGACAAGTACGACAAGCTTGTCGCTTTTGTTCGTGAACTATTGAAGCATACTTGCTGTTTATGTGACGGTGAACGCTGTCGCTGCTGTAATGCAAAAGACTTATTGCGCGAAATTGGAGAGGATAAATAACAATGCAACCAAGATCGGATGATTTTATTGATGGACTGCAAATTGCTTATAAACTAGCGTTTACATTACATGAAAAAGCCGCTCTCCCAACACAAAAATATGCCTATCTTAATATGATGCGTGCTATCCAGGAGCAAATTGATAACGCCAGTGTCGATAAACCAAGGATCATTGTGCCATGAACGACATTATCTACTATAAGCCAAAATGCGATTTCAAAAATTTACATAACTTTATAGCAAAAAATTATGAGAAACCAGCCGCCATGGAAACTATGATCTGCCTGCCAACAGAACGCGAAAAAGTCCTAAAAGCCTGGAAGCTGATCGAAGCGCATTTCAAAGGCGATGGCCATAAAGCCAACGTATGGTTTAAAACTAAAAATCCACTTCTTGGTGATGTGTCGCCGTATTGGATGATTTATGTCGGTAGAATTGATAAGCTACTCGCGTTTATTGAAACACAGTTATCGGAGAACGAACGGCATGAACCAAGCGAACCACATCAAGACCCAACTGATTGAGGATCTGAAAATAATGCTGAATAACGATGAGCAGCAATATCAGCGTTATATGCAGCTTGCGACGCAATTGTTGCAAAATATCAGTCAACGAAAAAAGTTAATTGATGAATTAGAAGCGGAGCAATTATAGAATTAACAGAATTAGCATCATCGTTCTACTCACGCGTTTAGACGGGTTTTCCGTTAACCCTCAAGCCGCCTGGACGAGCCAGGATGATGTTAAAGCAGCGACCACTCCTTATGGTAATTATTGCATCCGCCCGTATGCGCTGCGAAACGGGCATGAATTTGAGGTGAGTATGTTTGTATGTAATTATTGCCGAGAACATGCGCTAGAAAATACTGGTTTAAGTATTGGAAGAAGTCGCGGCGCTTGTGAGTTATGTAATTATTATGATGTATGCCATGATTTGCATGGATATAAATGCCATCTAAATTGGCAAGAATTGATTTATAAAGAGTAATGGCAATCGCGGCGTGGACAGTGACATGCAATCGTCGGGTGGGTGGATGCGTAATCAGCTCAGTCGCTAGCGACACTAAACACTAGGGGCGCATCAATAGCCGGTGCAATTCCGGCCGATTGCCAAAAATATGCAAAGGTAACTCAGTTGGTAGAGTGCCAGACTGAAAATCTGGTGGTCGTAGGTTCGATTCCTACCCTTTGCAGATCGGTGTGGCCAAAGCATTGAAGGTGATGTCCGGCTTGTGATGTCGGAGGAACTGAGTTCGAATCTCAGTGGCCACCCCAAAGAATTATGGGCGACGATACTTACAACCCGATAGAGTCGGCGCAGTATACGGCGAGATGGGTGCGAATCCCTGTAAGGAAAATAGCCCACCAAATTAGGAGACTTAATGGGACTATTTTTTGATTATGAAGATACGCCTATAAATGACGGGAATAGCTATTTATCTGATGATTTTATTTTACATAAAGGCGAATGGAAAATTGAGCTAACCGATAAATCAAAATATTTATTAAAAATTGACTGCGATATGACAATAAAAGAAATTTGCCATCAAATGCGCACCGATCTAAAAATATTTAGTGTAACAAAAAATAAGGAACCGTTAATTATGACAGATTGGGAAATAAAAAACCCTAGCACTGAAAAACATGACGCTATCAATCATCCACCACACTACAACAATTCACCCGCGCATTGTGTGTGTGGGCGGCGAATAGAGTGCATTGATATTACACGCCATATGAGCTTTAACCTGGGAAACGTCGTGAAATACATTTGGCGTTATGAGCATAAAGATGGCTTAGAAGCGTTACTCAAAGCGCGCTGGTATCTTAAAGACGCTATAGAAAACTATCCACAGGAACAACGCGAGGAAACTTAACATGCCACCCAGAAAGCAATCACCAAGAGCGACTGCCATTAAAGACACACAGTTTACAGTCTCGGAGCCACGTTATGTGCCACGGAAAGACTCTCCACCAACACCTAGGATCACGCTTTTCGCGCCACCCCCGTCGCCTGATCCAGTTTATGTAGCAGAAGAGCTGTCACATGCGATTTATGATATTGAAATTGCGAATAGTAATGCATTACGCATGGAGAAAAAGTAATGTCGCAGATTATCGAAGAAGATCCTTTTCATTATTGGTTTGGCTTGAGTTATTCTAGCTACCTTGTCTTGCCCAGGCTAATGCTTGAGTCCATGCCAAGGCGCTGGCAGCTTAAGATGATCGCATTAATAAATCAAGTACCGAAAACATTGAATATAGCTGATGAGTATACGAGCCAATATACTGTCTGTTATAAAGTTAAACGTAAATTTGCCAAAGATCCATATCGTGACTATAGGCATTCACCAAAAATAGCAATGAAGGAAAAATCCAGTGAATCTTGATCAGCAGGTAGTGAGTTTAGACTTGGCGAAGCGGTTAAAAGAGCTGGGTGTCAAGCAGGAATCATTTTTTAAGTGGATAAAAGCAAATCATCCCACCGAAGCATGTGCCAAGCCAGCTATCCAATATAATTGCACAATGGAAAATTATGATAATACGCTTGTTCATGATAACTGGACTTTAACAAGTTGGGCAGCCTTCACCGTCGCGGAAATTGGCAAGATGCTACCTCGTCATATCATTCAAAACGATATTGAATATTACTATACACAATTACCAACAAAGCATTTAGATAAATGGATTATTTTCTACAGAAATACATTTAGTAGCTGGGACGGCCAAGATCAAGAAGACGCTAACGAGGCAAATTGCCGAGCAAAAATGTTAATCTATTTGCTGGAAAATAAATTGTGTGAGATACCGAAATGCGATGGATAATGATTATAGGAGTTTTGATTTATACGCCATTATCAATCATGGTCGATAAAAACAAGCTTCATCCATTATTATTTTTAATATTGTTTATGCCTTTTGGTGTTTTTGTAATAACCGAATTATTAATGAGTATGCCGAAATGCTGAAACTTATAAAACATATCTTATGCTTTTTTGGCAAGCATCATGTTGAATGTTTTATCGGACATACAACAACCGGAGAAGTTTATTTGTCTTATTGTAAAATTTGCAAGAAGGCTATACCGAAATGAGCATGTGTATCGTCTGTAAAGAGCCATTATCCGAAACAGAGATATTATTGATCATGAGCTTCCATGCAAAATGTGCCAGCACTATTATAAGAGAAGTTAATGAATATTTAGATATAAGAAACAAAGAAGTTGAGGAAGCGCCTAAATGAGTATGAACATCACTTTTTACAAGAAAGGCTCGCTTGATAGTTACTCTTTGTCACCAGCTGCCGATAGAAATAAAGATAGTATTTGGTTGACTGATCACCATGCAGAAGGTAGAGATTTTCCAGCCGACGAAATCGCAGACGTGATCTTTAACGCACTGGATAAGTATTTTAGGGAGAAGTATTGATGCTAAACAAAATAAAATGTTTCTTTGGTTATCACGATTATTTCGTGGTGAGCAATCTAACGTCTTATTCCAGACAAATTGCTTGCCATGAATGTAAAAGACTATTTGCAATGAATGATGATGTAGAAGTCGTGGTGCCTTGGGATGAAAACTTTGAAGAATTATATTCTACTTATCCTAATGTAGTATTTGCAAAAGGAAAGCGTTTATGACCGATACCACTCTCAAGAGCTGCCCGTTTTGTGGCTCACATGCAGTTTTACTTTATGATACCAATAGAAGACAGTTTGATATGTATGTACCAATCTGCTCTAACTTACAATGCAAAGCGCAAATGCCTTCGTATTGTGATGAATTTAGCGCGATAGCAGCCTGGAATCAGCGCGTATGACCACCACACCCGAATCAATCTCGATAAAAATGCGCGAAGATGCTGGCATGAAAGTATCTGAAACTGAGTATAAATATTTAAAGCTTGTGGATTTTCTCAAGCAAGAAATAGCTATGCGTAAATATGTTTGCACAACTAATCATGCCGTACTATTAGATAATGCAAAAACGTTACTCAAAGAAATCGGAGAACTGTGAATGATTCAGATATGCGCTGGATGTGGTAATGAAACTAGCTGTCCGAAATGCAGGCCTATATCTAATGAATGGGTAAAATGCTCGGAGCGATTGCCGCAACCAGCAATCAATGCACCTGTTATTGTAATAGTCGCTTCTTATAGCACTGAACGCAAAATTTACCATATTAGTGCTGCTGAATTTCAGCGAGGAAAATTCTATGATCGTTATAATGAACGTATGCCAATAGATGACCCTTATTGGCCTATCACACACTGGATGCCTTTGCCACCTGTGCCGGAGACGCCTGAATGATAGACGACGAAACAATTAAAGCTTTTGATCTTTTAAAACGTGTAGAAGCTCTTGAAGCACGCAATGAAGATTTCAATAAACGTAATGAAGAATTTTATGCCAATATGAAAGCATATCTTGATATGGTTGAAGCTGAGCTCTTACTATTAAAGCAGAACATGCATACACATTGGTGGAAGTCATGACTGATAAACTCCCTGCGCCCATGAATAAAATCTCCAAGAAAGAATTTAAAAAACTTTACCCTGATGTTGACCTTGAATATCTCTGCGCGGTTTGCGCAAAACAGATCTGGGCGATTAATACGGTATCCTATAAGCTAGGTGTCGAAAAGCCAGTGCATCTACATGCGGTTTGTTATGACAGATTGCAGACAAATGCTATACATCATTACGAAGCACTTAAGAAAAGCATAGAAGGATTTTAATATGCGTAAGTACAGAATCGTAAAGCTCACCAATAATAACTTCCGCGTGGAATACTTTGAAACCAATTGGCTGCTGAATCCATTTCGCCGTTGGGATAGCTGGCAAGGTAATGGTTATTTGAGTTTAGATCTTGTAAAAGATATGTATAACGATAATATCCGAGAGCGCGATAATAAATATATCCCTATAAAAGCAGAAACAGTATTGGAGACAGAAACCCTATGAGCAATCTCCCTGGAAATTTCCAATTCCATACCGGCAATAACGGCTGGATCTGTCCAAGATGCAATGCGGTCTTTGCGCCGTTTATGCTGGAGTGTAAATATTGCAAGCCAAAGGCAGAATCTGCGCCAGTACCGACTCCTATTCCCAAAGTTCTTTTTCCAGATTCACTGCCAGATACTCTAAGTACATGTCCCCATGGCATCCCGCGTAAATTCAATCAATGCTCCATTTGTCCTGGAGTGTCTCTATGACCCAGGACGAGATCCAAAAGATCGAAGACATGATCGCCAAGCGCTGCGATAAGCTTTTGGAGTATGTAAACGATCTTATCCAGCGGGTGGATGTCATGGACGATAATCTTATCTTAGTGCGAGAGCGTGTACAGGAGCTGGATAATGGATGCAAATGATATCGTTGGGAATGTGTTAATTGTAGTTATCGCTGCGCTAATCATTGCGGGATCTATCTGGTGGGCGCAATACCGCTACAACGACTGTAAAAAAGTAGGTCACTCAACCGCGTATTGCTTGCTGGATAAATAGCCATGTTCCACGGGGAACTTTCCTTGCACTGACCCGCCAGTGGAGTACCTTCGTCCGGAACAGGCTGGCGGGGGTGTTACACTTCGCTCTTTTAGGAACTTTATCATGCGTGGAGATAAAGCAGGAGCAGTCTACTAAACTCTTGAATTAATTGCTATAGTGCGTGATGTGGAATGCGACTAACATTCCACACACAAATTCACATGGGCGTTGCGCCCTCGGGGATTTGTTAGTTAATGCAGTAACTAACTACGGTTATTATACCGTGCAAGGAGCACCGTGAAAACCCAAAATAAGCCATTTGCGCCATATAGCGTATTGTTTCACCAACTA